TTATACGACGGTTCGGAATTGAACGGTAATGATGCCACCAAAGCCAGTAAATCTACGCTCAGGTGGTGTTTCTCTACTGAAAGAAAGACTTTCAATAACACCTCTAATTGTTTCTCCATTGGTAAAATCTTGAAAAATAACAACATCACCATTGGATTCAATTGATTCAAGGGATGTTAGTCTTTCCATAGCACGGCCTTCATAGCCAGTAGTCATGTTGTACTTGTCACCTTCAAAATCAAAATTAAGAACAGGGATTGTATAAATACGTTCACGCCGAACAGCAGGAAGTGCTTTAAGTTGATAGCCGTTAAATGAATCTTCTTGACCTACTTGTTGCCCAGATGCTGAATAAAAAGTAAACTTAAGGGCAATTGATTCCTGAGCAGATCTATCTGCCGCAGAATCAAGACCAGAAATGTCTTGCGTAAAATCAAATGTATTATCTACTGTAATAATATCAGTAACTGCACCAGTTGATAGCACGCTACTTATCTTAAGTTGTCCTTGCATTGGTTGTGTTTCACGTAATTTAACCAACTCAAAGTGTTTGTCTTCAAGAGTAAAGTAACGAATTTGACCTGTTTGAAGGTAGCCATTGTTAACCAATGTAGTTGTTTGTTGATATATGCCAGTGCCTTTAACACCAATAACAAGTTTATTTGTTTGTCCCATGACGCAAACGGCTACAGCCTCTGCTGTTGATGGCACACGAAGATGTGTTGCCCATCCCATTTGAAGCGTACCAAAGTCACGGCTAAGGTCAATCTTAATTAAACCAGATGAATATGTGCTATCGCCATTGTCAATATAGTCAGAGATGGTTACATAGGCATAACGATCATTAAAGGTAAGACTGCGGCAAGCGTAGCCAGACAGTATTGTTCCGCTGGCTGGGTCATAGCCATTAGTAATAACGATCAATGGACCATAAGTAATATAACCGTTAGATACAAAACCCGATGTATCAATGGTACCAATGCGAATACCTTTGTTTGTGCCAAGCACAATAAATTTACCAAGATATGCACCCATGCAGTAAATCTGTTCACCTGTAGGCATAATGGCTGCCTCAAGGCTACGGGTAAGTAGTGGAATATTTCCTGTTGTTGTATCTAATGCTAAGCGAAAAATAGATGAATAAGATCCAGCGTAACCTGATACATAAATGTTGTTTGGACCTTCGCAAACTGCTGACCATTTCCATGATGAATTTGGGTGTACATAGATAGGAAGATTGTTATTGCTTGCCAATTGCACAGTACCTGTGGCAGAAGCATTGGTAGATACTGCAGCATTGTTAACAAAAAAAGTAAATTTTGTTTGGCTTGGTACGCTAGAAACGGTAAAGGTACCATTGTATGGTGAACCTACGCCAGAAAGCGTAACCTCTGAACCAACAACAAAATTGTGATTACTTGCGGTAGTAATGTTGGCATTAAAAGCACCATCTACATATGTGGTTGCCACGTTAACTGAAGCAATACTATTTATTTCAAACAAACCATTTTGAATACCAGCGATAAGACGTTGCTTAACCCAACCAAGTACACCTGTAGTAACAGTGCCAAGAAATGATGGATTGGTAAAAATTAATGTGCCGCTAGTTGCACCAGTTAAAGGTCCTTTGTATACACCAGCCGCTGCAAGGGCATAGTAATTAGCACCGTCTTGAGCAAGAGCCAAGATTGAAGTTGAGCCGCCCCATGTAAGAGTTGATGTGCCGCTGGTTGTTGTCAACTGTAAAGTTGAGCCAGTTGCTGTCAAGTATAGATCTACGCCATTGGCATCTGTGCCACCAACCATAATTGGTGTAACACCAGAAGATACTGTAATGCTTGTATTCTTTGCCACATCTGGCAATAGTGTGACACGGCCAATATTAAATACATCCACACCAGCGGATTTGTTAAAACGATAGCCAACAGTTTCGCCCTCAATTGGCTCTTCATAACGGATACCAGCGCCATAGTGAAATGAAGATTGGCTACGAAGCCACCAGCCTGTGAGCGTCTGCTCACCTGGTTCTTTTTGTTGATCAATCTGTTGTTTACGATACTGAGCAGTCTCACGCTTATATTGATGCTCTTTGCTAATGCCTAGAAAAAATGGTAGACCAGCAATTGCACAGTCGTATTGATTGCTAGTGTTTACATAGGTAGATCCAGAAAATAATGGGCTTCCAATTGGAACGGTTGTTGATTCAATGATATGACTAAAACCGTCTGTTGTCGCCATTTTATCTCCTTAATTTGTTCCAATAAAAAAGCCCCGCCAAAAGACGGGGCTGGGTAATACTGACTAACTCTCAGTCAAGTTAGCCCTGTGGTGCCTCTATGGAGTGTGCCGAATTAGTGCAATCCCACAAATAAGTATCTTGATTTAGGACTGCCTCTAAATGACATTGAGGGGCGGCAAATCCAACGCCATCCCATGTCATTCCAATACCAGCGTAATTCTTGTTCAAAGGTGTGCCGCCTTGAGTGTGCTTGCCACCAATGGTGTTGTATGAAGTTTGCACCCAAGTACCGCCAAGACCTAGTTCCTCAGCGAGAAACTTCTGCCCATCTTCAATTGAGTTGTCCACTACCAATACGCGTGTAACAACGCCGTTTTCTACTTCTGCATAATGTGCCATTAAACCGTCACGCTTCCTGAACTTTTGAATGTGTAATAACGATAAGTTGAATCTGTGGTTACGGTTGGAGAACCTGTTGTTGATGTAAATGTATTGGCTAATGGAATTTGCAAAATAACAATTCCTGAACCGCCTGAGTTTGTATCTCCGCCAGCGCCGCCGCCAGTATTTGCAGTTCCATTTACGCCTGTTCCTGCTCCACCACCACCGTATCCACCAGCGCCACCATTAGCACCACCGCCACCACCAGCGTAGTAATAAGTTCCACCTACATTTTGACCAGTAGAAGTTGCAGCACCCCATGAAGAGTAAGCAGAAGAACCTACGCCACCTACATTGCTTGAACCTGCTGCTCCAGCGCCTCCGCCACCACCTGAATTATTTACGCTAGTTGATGCGCCGTTGTAACCTTGTCCAGCAATACCAGTTCCAGCAGTTCCGTTAGAAGATGCACCACCACCTGAACCACCATTTTTACCTGGGTTATTAGCAGTAACAGATGAGTTTCCGCCACCGCCACCGCCACCGCCAGTTGCAGTTAATGAAATTGATCCGCCGATAACTGATGAATTAGCACCATTGCCACCTTGTCCATTAGAAGAAGCAGAACTACCACCCGAACCAACGGTAACTGTATAAGTTGTTCCAATGCTAAAAGATTGACTTGCTGTATAAAGCAATCCACCTGCTCCGCCACCACCTGCGTAGTTATTTCCAGAACCGCCACCACCAGCAATAGTAAGAACATTTGTGGTTACTGTTGGTAATCCAGCAGTTCCAGCAACATTCCAAGAACTATTAGCACCATAAATAACCATTTGCCCTAAAGTAGTATCGTAATACTCCATACCAACAAAAGGGCTAGAAGGGCGATTAGATGTTGTGCCAATGGAATGACCTGAATTAGATAAATCTCTAGAGCGTGTCATTAGTTACCTGCCTGTGGTGTAGAAGAGTTGGATACGAGTGTTGCTAGGTATGCCTGATAATCGGAATTAGCAGGGTCGGTTGGAATCCAAGTACCATCTGAACGGACTATAACATCTGTGCGTGCTTCATTGGTAAATGGGTCATTTGGGATTGTGTATGTGTATGTCATTTATAATTCCGCCGATGCAAACCAGTCAAAAAATTTACCATAATTATTTGTTAAATCATATAGTTCAAAACCATCTACAAATTGATTGGTTATTCCAAAACCTGTTTGATTTCCTGAGCCACCGCCAAGATATGCAGTTTTGAAACCAACTTTTCCAGCGTTTCCAACACCATCATCTACTGTTACTGATGGGGCTGTTCTTTTGCTAACCCTAAATTGAATTTTGCTGTCAGTTTGCATTTGAGTTGAATATTGAACTTGATACCAAGCAGTTTCGTAGTACCTCTGGCAAGCGGCTAACTCCCCCTGAAGTGTGCCTGTGGCAGTTTGGAATGGAGTAGCGATGGAACCAATTTCAATCTGTGTGCCAGTAAAGTCATAGTAATCATTGCTTCCAGCAGTACCCGTTGGAGTGAATGAATACAGAATTGAAACTTGAGTAGCAGTTGATGGCAATGAGGTTGTATATGAGAATCTTTGCCAAGTGGTTGTAAGTGTTGCTGTTGTAGCAATTGGGTTAGTTTGACCCGTAAATCCAGTTAAAATGTTTTGGTCGGTACCAGTTCCATAGGAAAGGTAAACGCCTAAACCATTGGCTGACCCTGAGTAATTAGAGCCTGCGCGAGCATAAAAAGAAACGGTAATTGTCTTTCCTGCTAATGGGATAGATGTAGCAGTTTCAAGGCTTTGAGCCACATTTATATTGGAAGAAGATGTTTGCCCTGAATTGCGTTGCACTCTAGCGCAATAACGAATAAACGGAAGGTTTGTTGTATCCGAAGTTGCTTGTTGGCTTAGAGTAAAGGTTGAACCACTACCGTTGCTTGAAGTCCACCTATCTGCAAAATAAGTATTTAATGTTCCTGTTGGGTATGAGAAAGATGTTCCGCGTTGCCATACGCTCATATCGCCATTGATAACGCGATTTTTGCCAGCCGCACTTATCGGCCCTGCCCAAGCAACACCTGTGCTTGAGGAAGAGTTTGCCACGAGTGTTGTACCGTCAGCGCCGACAGCAAGGTTAGATACAGAAGATGCGCCATTGGCTACGATCAAGTCGCCTTTGGCGGTAACTGTAGATGCAGCAATAGCGTTAGCCACATTGAATGAGTTGGCAGACATTACTGTCGCAACATCGCCAGCAACCAAGGCGGTTAGGCCTGTAATGGATGTACCAGTTGAGGCTGTGTAATCAGTTCCACGGACGAGTAGTACGCCGTTGATGTAAACTTCTTCGGCTCCTACTGTGTAAGAAAGGCTTAAACCAAAGCCATCTGTGCCTGAAAGAGTTGTTTCCCCGCCAGTGGCTGTATAGCGCCACTGTTTAACGGTAACAGCCGTTCCAGTGCTAGGGTGACGGATTACTGACATATTAGGATATTTCCGATCCGTAAGCGTTAAATGATACTGAAGTGCTAGAAGCAGCAATTGAGATTATATCACTATTTGCCAAGGTTAGTCCAAGTGTAAGCGTGTCTGTTGAGTTGCTACCCAAGGTAACATCATAGGCAATGTATTGCTTTGGTGTGTCAGCCGCACCTGCCACACGTACCGCTACGCGATAGGTGATTGTTGATGTTGACTGGTTGCAGACTGTGATACTTGATATAACCGCTGCTGCTGAGCCAGAGGGTGTATAGAGGGTGGTGAAGTTAGACGAAGCACCCGCAGCAGTTGTTGCTGCTGGTACTGCTTGCCCAAGCACCTTATATGCTGTTGCCATTATTTGTTTCCTTTACTCGGTAGTTGGGTCATCCACCCATTGTCATGAAAGCGATACTTGTTATGTTATCCGTACTTGCCAAATTGCCACTTACTCCATGAACATTACTTTCAGCGGCAATATGCGCTTGCGCCTCAGTCATATCCTGGGCTGTAATTACATGGCGTACTGTTGCCCCTACGGCGTGAGCCGTTGGTGAAGTACTATTAAAGCCACGAGTTACATTGAAATTTAAACCAGTTATTGAATTGACTTGCACCAATTCTTCAGAGGCATTGTTGTAATCAAGGGCTATAATGTATGGATATTGTGAGGGATAACCAACGATTGCAGATACTGGGATAACGGTTGATCCAGATGTAACTGAAGAAGTAAGGGCTGTATCCTGCGCTGTGGATGTATAATATCTATTAACCGCTGGCATTTATCTACCTTAACTTGTATAGTGGGTGCGAGGTGGGAACTGTGCTTCTAGGCGACGAATCTCAATTTGCAAGCGTTGCTGATAAAGATTCTGAATAGCACGGCCAATGTTGACGGCTGAACCAATTGGGTTAGATTGTCCCATTGAATCTGCTTCTGCGGTTAGCGCTGGTACACGACCAAAATCAAGGTACATTGCTGTACGATATGCTGCTCCAAGAACAAGCACTTCACGTGCTGACTCAGGCAAGCCAGTCATAGAAAAGTCATCATTATCGTATTGAAGCGTGGTTGGCTTCTTTGTGTAAGTAACCATAACTGGACGACCAGGAATAATGCCTTCACGGATAGAAATAGTTTTGCCGCTATTCCATACCAATGGGTTAGCAGTACGGTCTACACGATAGTGTCTAACTGGCAACCATTCTTTAGATGGGCCAATGGTACGCCATGATACGGCTAATACATCTACCGCTTCGTCTGGCAAGACATAGGTTGTTACCGCTGCTTGAAAGTTAAAGATTGTATAATAAGTACCAAACAAATCTGGATACACAGCATCAATTGCTTGTTGCAAATTGCGGCGAATTACTGAGCGTGGAAATGATGGTGTAATAGTTACGCGAGTACCAGCAGTATGCGCTGCAGCGGTTGTGTCTCTAAAACCACGTCCATAACTAGGAATTGTTGCAACATTGCTTGTACGGTCAAATGAGTCAACCCAGATCAATTCATCATCAATTTCAACCAAACCACGGGTTAGCACTGTTCCATCGGCAACTGTAAAGGTTAGGTCGGTTGCTGACATTGGAGCGGTTAGGTAGGTTGCTTGATCCTGGCGATTGGTATAACCAGTAAGTGATAAAGCAGTTTCGTCAATAA